TTTCATCCATTGCTTTTCACGGCAAATGATGGTACACTATCAAGTAGAGGTTGGGGCATCGCCCCTTTCTCTACTTTTTGTTTTGAAGCTTACGTTTGTGTTCTAAGATTTGTTTGTGCCACAAACGAGCTTCTCTGACTAAGCCTAGTGCCAAGATGACGGTTGCAGTGTCCTTGGTTGCTAGGCTTTTTATGATGTGTTCCATCATTTGCCTTACCTCCTTTTCCTTAAGCTTGATTTAATTATACTGCGGTTAAACCGCAATGTCAAGTATTTTTTGCGTTTTTTTCGCAATTTTTTATTTTATTCTTTACTTTTTTGCGTTTTTTCCGTAAAATGTACTATATAAGGAGGAACGGAAATGAAAGTCGAAAATAAAAAAATTTTTGCCAATAATCTGAGTTTTTACATGGAGAAAAAAGGGGTGGATAGAAATAGATTATGCGCAGACTTAGATTTAAAATACACTACCGTTCGCGATTGGCTAAAAGGAATAACCTACCCTCGCATTGGAAAAATTGAACTTTTGGCAAACTATTTTAATATAAATAAATCTGACCTTATCGAAAACAAGATTGCTACCGTTCAAGCATCAGACTCCCTTTTAGAAGAAATTACAAACACAGCTCGAAAATTAAACACTGACAATAAAAAAATCGTCCTACGGACTTCTGAGGATCTTCTGAAAGAGCAAAAAAACGAAGATAAAACGAAGGTAAACGAAGTATCAGAGAAAGTTATCGACTTGTACCAAGTTGAGGTAGTATCTGAGACTGCAGCAGCTTGTGGATTTAACTATGGATTCGGTTACGACGATACTGACAGAGAGACTATAGAGGTTGACGAGCAACCACCACGCCACGATATTGCTACCAAGGTAAGCGGAGACTCCATGCAACCTGACTACCAAGACGGAGACATTCTCTATTTAGTAGACAAAGGACTGACTACCTACAACGGAGATTTGGCAGTTATCGCATACGGAGATCGTTCTTACTTCAAGAAGATATATACCGAAAACGGACGCTTACGCCTAGTGTCGCTCAATGACAAGTATGAAGACATCATCCTAGACTTCCCACCAGCCGAAGACACACACATCAAGATTTTTGCAGTTATTGGGGTGTATAGAGGGGAATAAAACTAAATTTAACAAAAATACCTTGACAAAATTTAAACAATACAGTAAAATGGAGATAATTTAAGAAAAAAGTGTCAATAACTCTACGGGGTCTGATGCGGAAGAAGTCTTCTCCATTTGCTTGGAGGAGGCTTTTTTTGAAACCATTTAAAGATTTAGAAGAACAACTTGATGTGCTCAAAGATAGAAATCTTGCTATCACCAATAGAGAGCGTACATTAAAATATTTATTGAGTAACAACTACTACAATATCATTAACGGATACAGTAAATTCTTTCAGATAATAGATAGTGATAATTATATAGAGGGCGTCACCTTCGATGAAGTGGCTTCTCTCTACACTTTTGACAAGGATATTAAGAGAGCTATCCTGCAATCTATACTTGAAGCTGAACATCATATAAAATCTATTACAGCTCATAGATTTGCAGAGGCTTATCAAAATCAACAATATGCTTATCTCGACACTAAAAATTACGACAACGATAAAATCCTTGATGTAGGCTATATCATATCTAGACTCTCTAAAATTGTGAACTATAATAAAAATAAGCGTGGAACTTCAATCAACCACTACTACACTAACCACAAAGATGTCCCGATATGGGTTTTAACTGACTACTTGGAATTTGGTGATACACGAAACATTATCAAAAATTTGCCAACGAGTCTACAAAATAAAATTGCAAAGGATTTAGTTAGTTTTTTAAAAACAAATAATCCCGATTTCACTGGTGTGTTCCCCCCAGAAACTATGATTTCTTTTTTAAAAAATATCAACCAAACAAGAAACGTATGTGCTCACAATAACAGACTGCTAAATTATAATTGTACTGCAAATAGTGTCTACTTTTCCCCTATCCATGATGACTTCAACTTACAAGACGACGATTCCAGAAAATCAGTCTACTCAACAGTTGTCAGCTTACAGTGCTTCATCAGCGGAGAAGAGTTCAATCGTTTGTGGAATACTCTCAGAAAAAAAGTTAGAAAACTTGAAAACAAACTAAAATCCGTTGATATAAACATTATAAATGCTACATTAGGATTTCCAAATAATTGGCACCGCAAGGAACCGAGAAAATAAATAAACCAACTCTTTCCATTTTGGAAATAGTTGGTATGTAAAAAACAGAAATAAAAAATGTGCAATAACTGATCCACATTAAAAGCTGAGAGAGGTTTCATTATGAATGAAGAACGCAAAGTTTTAGGTATTTTGGCTATTATTTTTGGAGCGATTGCTCTATTTGGGTCTTGGATGCCTATTATTAACAATCTATCTTTTGTTATTGCTATCTTAGCGCTTATATTGGGCTTGATAGGTCTAGCTATTAACAGAAAAAGACCAAAAATGTTGGCTATCATTGGTACAGTCTTAGCAGTCGTATCAATGGTTATTGTTATCGCTACGCAATTGATGTATGCCCGTGCTTTGAATAACGCTGCTAAAAACGTTGAAGAAACTGTCAGCTCAGTAAGTTCTTCTATCGAATCATCACAAAAAGAAGAGGATGCTAAATTTAACTGGACAAAAGAACAGTTTGACGCTCTTCAGATGGGTGACATCACGAATTATGGAGCTGGTGGAACTAACTACGATGATATTGTTAGCGTTCATGGAGAACCAAATAGCATAAACACTACTACTGTTAATGATCATGAAAGCAGAACAATTTCATATTCTTCAGCAGGGACAAAACTCCGAAGCATTACTTTGACATTTAGCAAACAAGAAAATGGTGCTTATTTATTGACTGCTAAAGTCGGCATCGGATTGGAATAATTCAAAATAAAAAAATCCCCACACTCGCCATCGCCAAATTTTGAGTGTGAGGATATCGTCTATAAGGAAACAACCATTCAAAAGGTCGTTTTCTTGTACCCATTTTATCAAGAAATGAGGTAAAAATCAATGGAAATAAAGTCTTATAAAAAGAAAAACGGAGAGACGGCTTTTGGTTTTAGAATTTACGTCGGAAAAGAAAACGGAAAAGACAAGTATATTAAACGAAGAGGATTTGCGACTAAAGCTAAAGCAAGAGCAGCACTACTTCAACTTCAGGAAGATATAGAAAGTGGAGAACAAAGCAGGAAAGAAATCACGGTTGAGGAAATCGCAAAAAAATGGCTCAAAGATTATTCTGAGACAGTGCAAGAAAGCACATACATCAAGACATCTAGGAATTTCAAGAATCACATCTATCCAGCTTTCGGCAATAGAAAGATAGCTACGATAACACCACTTCAAATGCAGGAACAAGCTAACGAGTGGTCGAAGAAACTGGTCTATGGCCGTAAGTTAAAGGGGTTGATGAATAATGTTTTTAAGTATGCAATCAGACATGGTTACATTGATACCAATCCAGTAGACAGCGTGATTACATCAACAAGAAAGAAATCAGATAACAAGAGCGATTTCTATAGCAAAGACGAACTTAAAAAATTTTTAAAACTTGTCTCCAAAACAAAGGATCTAGAGAAGATAACTCTATTCCGTCTTCTGGCCTTCACAGGGGCACGAAAAGGGGAGATTTTAGCTCTTGAGTGGAATGACTGGACAGATAATACTCTTGACATAAATAAGGCCATTACAAGAGGTTTTGCAGGCGAAGAGATAGGCAATACCAAAACGGTAAGCAGTAATCGACTAATCAGTCTGGACAAGAAAACAAAAAGTATTTTGAAAAAATGGAAAAAGCAAAATCCAAACACCAAATACATTTTTGAAAATGAATTTAAAAAGCCAATTCCAAGCACTCTTCCTAGAAAGTGGCTTATCAAAATTGTGGAAGGTAGCGACCTACGTCCAATTAAAATCCATGGATTCAGACATACACATGCCAGCCTTTGTTTTGACGCTGGTATGACTTTGAAGCAAGTCCAACATCGGTTAGGACATTCCGACTTGAAGACGACCATGAACGTTTATACTCACATAACTAAGCAAGCAAAGGATGACATCGGAGAACGCTTTGCCAATTATATTAATTTTTAAACACAACAGACCTTCTTCAAAAAGAGGGTCTGTTTTAGGGTCTGTCTTTTTCGCAAAAGAATACCAAGGAATACCAAACTCAAAAATAAAAAACGTTGATTTAACAACGTTTTACAAAGGAATGCAAAAGAATGCAAAGGAATAATGGAGCCGGTGGGAGTCGAACCCACGTCCAAAC